GTATCTGCAGGGAGAAGAGAACGGCGAGCCCCTGACGCCGTCCCTTGTCCTGGTCGACTCGGGCTGGTCGCAGACCACGGTTCTGACCTTCTGCGCTGAGTCGCCCGGTTACTGCGCCACCAAGGGGTTTGGAGATGGCCAGCGATCGGGACGCCCGGAGCACGAACCCGGATCCAAGCCCGCGGGGTTTGGCGACGGCTACGAGCTCCGCACGCTACCGGGCGGGGAAGAGCAGCTCAGCGTCAATGCCGACAAGTGGAAAGCCTGGACGCACGCACGCCTGGCCACGCCGGTGGGCAAGCCCGGAGCGATGACCCTCTTCGATCCAGGCCGCACGTTGCACGGCGGTAATCCGCACCTTCCCTTCGCCAAGCACCTGCTTGCCGAAACGCAGGTGGAGCGAGGGTTCGTCACGAAGTTCGTGCGCACCAGCCGCAACAACCATTGGCTCGATGGCACGGCCCTTGCCTCTGTCGCCGGCCACGCCGTTGGCGAGCGGCTCATCAATGAACAGCCGCCGCCGGAGCCAGAGCCGCAATCGCGCCCCCCGTCGGACAATCCGTGGAAGCTGACGATTTAAGGAATCCATGGCCCTGAGCCCCGCACAGATCGACGCGCTGCCGACCTACACGGCCGCCCAGCAACTGAAGATGTGGCAGCGCGCTTCGATCGAGGTATCGACGGCGGGAGTCAGCTACGCTGTCAACGGCCGCTCGCTCAACCGGAGCCACGCCGCCGAGATCCTCAGCATGCTGCAATATTGGGAGTCGGCCGCGTACCTTGAAGCCAATCCTAACTCCTCCACGTATGCGCTGACGCGCTTCGTTGACCCGATCTCCGGCGTCTGATTTTTCCAACGTGCCCCAGCTCCCTTTCATCGAACGCGCGATCGAGGCCGTCTCGCCAGCGTGGGCGGCAAAGCGTGCCTTCTCGCGGGTGCAACTGGAGAGCGCCCGAACGATCCAGAACCTGTACGGCGCCGACACGCCAAACCGCTTGGATTCCTACTGGCCTCCAAGCCGCGCCTACCACGGCGGTAACGATCCGCTGAACCGCTGGCGCTTGACCAGGCTGCGCGACCGGGGGCGGCAGTTGGTGATGAACAATCCGCTGGCGGTCGGGATGCTCGATCGGGCGGTGGAGAACGTCATCGGCCATGGAATGCGTCTGCAGGTGACGACGCCGGACGACAAGTTCAACGCCACGGTCGAGCCGATGTGGCGCGACTGGCTCGACAACGCCGACATCCGTGGCGTTTTCAGCGCTTCCGGTTTTCAACAGGTCCTCTACCGCCACCACCTGCTCGACGGGGACGTCGGGTGCGGTCTGGTGAGCCGGGGCGATCGCTGCTACCTGCAGGGTTACGAGGGAGATCTGATCGACACCCTGGGCGGCGGGTGGAAGCCGGAGGAGGGGATCGTCGACGGCATCAAGTTCAACGATGACAACCGTGCCCTCGGTTACTACATCGTGCCCTTCAATCGCCTGGGAGCCCAGAGCGAAGAGAGCTACATCCCGGCCAAGAACTTTGTCTTCTACCCGCGGATGAAGCGCCTCGGCCAGGTGCGTGGCGAGCCGGTCTTCTCGCAGGAGTATCAGCTCTTCGACCAGATCGACGGCTTCAAGGAAGCGGTGATCGTGGCGGCGCGCATCGCCGCCTGCCAGGGCCTGATCGTCACCGGGGGGACCGCCCCCAAGACGCTGGGAAACCTTCCGGCCCAGCAAACCGGCGAGCGGTTTGAAAAGATCGACAACATGCAGCCCGGCATGGTCCGGTATCTGCCCGCCGGCATGGATGTGAAGGGCGTCAACCCGACGCAGCCGACGCAGAATTTTCCGGACTTCATGGCGGCGCTGCTGCGGTTCGCCGGCCTGACGCTCGGCCTGCCGCTGGAGCTGGTGCTGCTGGATTTCAGCAGAACCAATTACTCCTCCGCCCGCGCCAGCCTCCTGCAGGCGTATCGCAGCTTCCGGACGCAGCAGCAGTTCTTCTGCGAATGCGTCATGTCCCGGATCTACCGGTGGCGGCTCTGCAAGTGGGTCAAGAACGGCCAGCTCCTCGTCCCCAATTCGCTTCTGGCCGACCCCGGCAATGGCACGCGGCCCCAGTGGTGGAAGCACCAGTGGATCGCACCGGGCTGGGCCTGGGTCGATCCGGTCAAGGAGATTCAGGCCGCCCAGATGGCGATCGACAGCGGGCTGGAAACCGTCACCGGCGTGCTGCAGCAGCACGGGAAAGAACTGACCGACATCACCGCGGTTCGGGCTCGCGAAACGGCGCTCTTCAAGAAGCTCAATATTGTGCTGAGCAAATCGAACATGACCCGAGACGCGATCATCACGCCGGGCGCGCCCGGCCAACCAGGAACGCCCGATGGCCAAGACCCCGAAGACCCCGAAACCGCCGACGAACCCGGAACCGACCCCGAAGAAGATTGAGCCGGCGGGCCAGCCTGCCACCGCGGCCGACTTGTCCGCGGGTCAAGCCGCCGGCGAATCGCCGGCATCCGCGCCGGCTGATCCAGTCCAGAACTTCGAGCCGGGGAGGGTGCGGTTGCTCGGTGCGGAGGAATACCAGGTGGTCGGCGGGATCCTGCTCGACAACCTGACGATCCGCGTCAACGAGCTGCTCGCCGACGGCTGGACGCCGCTCGGCGGCATTTCCGCGGTCCTCCACGGCGACCGCCCCACGTTTCTCCAGGCCCTTATCCGGCATCCCCAATGAGCAAAGCGAACTGCTGGTACAGCATCGTCAACAAGGCCGCGGACGACTCGGCCGAGGTGATGATTTACGACGTGATCGGGGCATGGGGCATCGGCGCCGAGCGCTTCGTGAATGACCTGAACGGCATCACCGCCAAGAACATCAAGGTGCGGATGAACACGCCGGGGGGCGACGTGTTCGACGGCGTGGCAATCCACAACGCCATCAAGGAACACCCGGCGACGATCACCGTTTGCGTCGAAGGCCTGGCGGCGTCGATCGGCTCGGTGATCGCCATGGCCGGCGACGAAGTCTGCATGGGCAAGAACGCCTTCATGATGATCCACAATCCGCAGTCGATGGCTTTCGGCGATGCGGATGATCTGAAAAAGACCGCCGACCTGCTCGACAAAATCTGCAACACGCTGGCCCAGACCTACGCCGACAAGAGCGGCAAGACCGTCGAAGAGATGAAGGCCGCGATGGACGCGGAGACCTGGTACACCGCCGGCGAGGCCAAGGCGGCCGGGCTGTGCGATTCGATCGTTGACGATGACGATGAGGATGCGCCCACCGCCAGGGCCACCGCCTCCTTCGATTACCAGGTGCTCGCCCATTCCCCCGACCGACTGCGGCGATTTGTGGCCGCGCGCATTCAGGAGACCAACAGCAAACCCCCGACGCCGCGTGGCGCCGCGAACCCCGTCCCAATTAACCAGGAGTCCGCAATGGACCTCGCTCAATTCAAGGCGTTCGCGGAGAAAAACCCCGACGCCCTCGCCCCCCTCGTTTCCGCTGCCGTCGCGACGGCCGTCGCCGCCGCCACCACCCAGATCCGGGCCGAGGCGGGCAACAAGCCTGCCACCGCCGCGGAGTTGAAGGCGGCGTTCCCGAGCCACTCCGGCTTCATCGTCGACCAGCTCGGCGCCAATGCCACGCTCATCCAGGCGCGCGCCGCGTTCGCGGACGTCGTCGCCAACGAGAACAAAGATCTGAAGGCCAAGGTGGAGAAGCTCGAAAAAGACCTCGCCGCGGCGGACCCGGATTTCGATGGCGTGACCACGGCGCTTGAAGGGCAGCCCCGCAACGGCGGCGCTGGCGGCGGAAGCGTTCAGGCCCGCTTCGAGGCCGCGGTGAAGCTCAAAACCGACAAGGGCATCTCCCGCGCCAAGGCGGTTTCGCAGATCTCCGTCGAAAACAAGGGTCTGCTGGACGAGTACGCCGAGGCCGAGAAGCAGCGCGCCACCGCGTTCAAGCGGGGCCGGGTCGAAGCCGCTGCGTCCTACTAAGTCCCGCCATCGAGCATCGGCACCAGCTCGGTTGGGCAGCGCCAGATCATCTCGGTGCCGTCCGCAAGCCTGATGCGCCGAGGGCAGATCGACTCCAGCAAAACGATCCGATTGAACCAACGCTCATTCTGAGCCGCCAGCGCCACCACGCAATCTTCCAGCGTGCCGCCAGCCTTGAGGAACCCGCACACCGCGGGATGGCTCCTCCGCAGCTTTTCAAACTCTTCGTTCATAAGGAATCTCCCATGAGTCAACGCACAGAAGGCAATCACAAGGCGTTCCTTTCCGGAACGCTCACCGCGGCTCAGTACATCCGCGTGAAGCTGTCCGCCGGCGTGCTGGTCGTTGCCGGCCTCACCGACAAGGAAATCGGCGTCATCACGCGTCCGGTCTTTGGGACCAGCGTGCCGGTCGACGTGCTGCTTCGGAATGCGAACGGGACGATCAACTGCGTCGCCGCGGCGGCAATCACCGCCGGCGCGGAAGTCTACACCGCCGCCAGCGGACAGGTATCGAGCACGAACGCCACCGGCTCGTACCACGTGGGCACCGCGCTGGACGCCGCCAGCGGTTCCGGCAGCGTCGTCGAAGTCCTTCCCGCCGCCGGCGGATTGGATTGATCGCTCGAAACCCGTTCCCCGCGATTCCTGGTCCTTAACCCTCAAAATAGAAAGGGCACGCCATGCCCGCTCCAAGTCAAGCGTTAGCTACCCTTCGCCCCGATCTCTCCTCCAGTTTCGAGCAATACGACCTGGACGCGAGCCGGCGGGGCTTCGTTGGCACCAAGCTGCTGACCATCGTCGATGTGCCGACGCAGGCCGGCAACTTCGGCATCATCCCGATCGAGCAGCTTCTGATGATGCGCCAGACCCAGCGCGCCCCCGGCGCCGGGTACAACCGCGGCCAGTACACCTTCAAGCCGGGAACCTACTCGGTGAAGGAAAACGGCGCGGAGGACGTGGTGGATGACCGCGAAGCGAAGATGTACGTCAATTACTTCTCCGCCGAAGCCGTCGCCGCCAAGCGCGCTCGCGACGCGGTGCTGCGCAACTACGAATCCCGGGTCGTGCCGTTGCTCACCAGCACGGGCACGATCGGCAACACGGGCGTCGCCGTGAGTTGGAACACGATCGCCACCTCCGACCCGGTCACCGATGCGTCGACGGCGGCGCTGGCCATCTACGCCGCCATCGGCCTCTATCCCGACACCTGCGTGATGACGGTCAAGAAGTTCTGGAACTGCCGCCGCTCGGCGAACCTGATCAGCCAGATCAAGTTCAGCGGCCTGGACGATCCGAAGTTGCCGCTCGACGTGGCCACCAACCTGATCGCCCAGGCCTTCGGGGTGAAGCGCGTCCTCGTGGCAGGCGGGCAAACCAACTCCGCCAATGAAGGGCAGTCCGTCAGCCTGAGCGCGATCTGGCCCCAGGGCTCGATCGGCTTCTATGTCACCACCGACAGCGAGGACTTCAAGGAGCCCTGCATCGGCCGCACCTTCCATTGGAGCGAGGACGGCAGCTCGATCGGCGGGACGGTCGAAAGCTACCGCGAAGAGAAGGTGCGCGGCACGGTGATCCGCTGCCGGCAGGACACGGACGAGCAGATCCTGTACGCCGGCGCGGGATACCTGATGACCGGGGCTGACGCCTGATTCCCCCGCCTCTTCGACCCTCCGCGCGCATCTGGCGGTTTCCCGCCAGATGCGCTTCGCTCATGCTCCCTCCGCTTTACGTCAGCTTCTATACGTTCGACTACCGGCACGAAGCCGCCGGGTTGGTCGAGACGCTCAAGTCGCGCGGACTGCCTCATGAAGTGGTTCGCTTGAACCCGTTCCCGAGCTGGGCAGCCGCCTGCCAGCACAAGCCGATCTTCATCCGCGATGCGATGGAGCTCTACCCCGGCCGGCCGATGGTTTGGCTCGACGCTGATGCCCGCGTGCTGCAGGAGCCGGCCCTCTTCTCCTCTCCCCTGATGGGCGACTTTGCGGCGCACTGGCTCGGCAACGAGCTGCTCAGCGGCACGCTCTACTTCGGGCCGACCCCAGCCGCGCGGGCGTTGCTGGAAACTTGGATCCGGCGCAACCGGGAGAATCCGAAGGGGAAATACGGCGACCAGCGGAACTTGCAGGACGTGGTGGAAGCGTTTCCCTCCGCGCTCTCGTTGTTCAGGTTGCCGCCCGAATATGCCTTCGTCCAGGCGCCGGACTTTGCCGCCGGCGACGACCTGTCGGGCAAGCGTTACGGCCCGCTCTCACCGGTCATCCGTCATCTGCAGGCCAGTCGGAGGCTCAAGCATTGAACGCCGACGCCGCATTACTCTGCCCTGGGCCCAGCCTGGCGACGTTCCGGCGCCGGCCCGAGTTCGAGTTTCTGATCGGCGTGAACCGCGCCGTGCTGGCTCATCCGTGCGATTGGTGGGTCTTTGGCGATGCGCATGTGTGGGATCGCTACCGGCCCACCCCGATCCCGCGCGTCTGTACGCGCGCAGTGCTGGCCGACAGATTCGGCACGCACGGCATGCGATGGGAGAACCTGGTCGAGTTCTGCCCGGCGGCGTGGGACTGGCAGGCGTTCAGCGTCACCGCCGCCCTGGTGCTCTGTTCCGCCCTGGGCGTGAAGCGACTCCAGGTGTTCGGCTGCGATCGCACGAATGCCCCCGATTGGGACGGCGTCGACTCCGCCCCCGACACCCGGCACGATCACCGCTGGCGTCGCGAGGGCCGGATCTGGAATCGCGTCGCCGAGCACCTGGCCATCGAGGTGAGCTTCGCCCCCTGATTTATGGGAATCCTTGACGACCAACTCGCCTGCGACGCCGCGAACATCTTTTGCGATCCGGATGAGTTCGGGGAAGCGGTCACGTATACCAACTCCGGCGGGGCGTGGCCCATCAACGTGCAGGTCTCCCGCGATGACACACAGGCGATTCCTGGCCTTGCGGGCCCCGGAGTGGTGAGCAAGGCAATGCAGGTATTCATTCCCAACGGCGCGGGCGGAATCACCGCCATCGACCAGGGGAGCGACACCATCGCGCTTCCTGAACGCCAGGGCGGTCCGGCCGTGGTGCGGCGCGTCAAGAAGATTCTCCGCCAGGACGCCGGCGGGTGGTGCGTCGAACTGTAAGGAGCGATCATGTCTGTCCCTCTTCTGGTCTACGGCGCTGGCGTGGTCAACGCCGACACGGTCGCCACCAAAAACACGGTCGCGCAGCGCGACAACAACGGGCAGCTCAACTCGCAAATTCAAAAGGCGGTCCAGCAGACGATCACTGCCGCCTTTGTGGCCGGCGTGAACGTGCAGACGGCAACCTACACCGCGCTGGCGACGGATTTCCTGATCCTCTGCAATGCGACCGGCGGCGCCATCACGCTGAACCTGCCGGTCGCCTCGGCTTCGACGGGGCAGATCCTGATCGTCAAGAAAACCGACAGCAGCGGCAACGCGGTGACCCTGACGCCGGCGGGGGCGGATGTGATCGACGGCGCGAGCACGAAAGCCATTTCCTCGCAGTATGGCCTCTACGCCGTCATGTCGGACGGCACAACCTGGAACGTCATCTTCAAGATCTAGCGGCCAGGCGATGGCTGAGATTTACCTGCAAATCGATCCCGCCCAGCTCGCCGATCTGACGGCACGGCTCGATCCGAAGAACGTCCCCAAGGCGATCGCCTCGGGAGCCAACCGAACCGCCGAGCAGGTCCGGACGCGCGTGGTTCGGCGATTGGCGGGCGTGGTGGCGCTCAAGCAGGCGCAGATCCGCCGCCGCATCTTCATCCAGCGGGCCAGCGCCACCGGCAACAGCCAGACCGCCATCGTGAAAATCGGCAAGGCGCGGTTCGGGATCATGAAGAACTTCACCGTCGCCAAGACCACCGGCGGTGTCGCCGTCGGCTTCGCGCCGGGCGGATTGCATGTGATCGCGCACTCGTTCATCGCCACCATGCCCAGCGGGCACGTCGGAGTGTTCCTCCGCGATCCCGGCGCGGAGCATCGGACGGTACAGAGCAAGAAGACCGGCAAATGGGTTCGGACAGGTCCGGCCCTCGGGATCCAGCAACAATGGGGGCCGTCCCTGTCCGAAGCGGCAACGATGGCTCCGGGTTTCATCGCCCAGGAGACCGCCGCCGCCGGCGAGTTGCTCAAGAAGAACCTCGATTCGCAGATCAACCGGTTTCTCGCCAGACAAGCGGAGCAAGAGGCCGAGACATGAGCAGCGCCCCCAACATTCCCGCCGAGCTGGTCAACCCCGGCTTCGAGCCGACGGTGGCGCTGCCGATCGTTGAGCTGGTCACCCAGTCGATCCTGGATGCGCTGGCCGAGGTGACCATCGGCAACGGTTACCAGCAGAACCTCCAGGTGGGGCGGGTGTGGAAAGGGGGCAATCCCCCCGATGACCTGGTCTGCATCGTCTGCGAGCTTGATGACGAGACTGACGAGCAGGCCGCGCCGGAGCTGGCGGCGGCATACATCCAACCCTACGCGATCGTGATCCTGGCGTTCGAGTCCGAGGCCAGCACCTATCCCATCCGCCGCCGGCTGCAGATTGCCGCCGCCGACATCCACAAAGCTCTGATGGGCGATTACCAGCGCAACGGCCTCGCCGTCGACACCAAGCCGGGGCGGCACTCCTGGATCGACAACGCCGCCGCCTACGGTGCGATGGACGGCATGGTCTTCGAGTGGCGCGTGGAGTACCGCTTTAACCTTAACGACCCGTATCAAGCGAGGTAATAACCCATGGCCACCGATACTCCATTGCTCACACGGGTGAGGGTCGCCGCCGCGGCCGTCGAGACCACCACCGGGACCGCCGCCACCGTCGGCGCCTCCCAGGGCGTGTTCAATATCTTCGACCCGAAGATGACTCCGGCCATCCCCGCCACGCAGCGGCAGGGGCAGGGGAGCCTGACCAAGCTCAATCCGATCCCCGGCGCCCGCAGCGGCAAGATGACCTTCAAGACTGAGATCTACAACGCGGCCAGCGCGCCGCAGTGGCTCTCGGTGTTGCTGGCCGGCTGCGGTTTTGCGGTGAATACCGGCGTCTGGGGGCCCGTGACGGGAAACGCCACCACCATCACCCTCGGCTTCTACCAGGCGGGACGGTTCAAGAGCATCTGCGGGGCCCAGGGCAACTTCAAAATCACCGGCGAATACGGCAAGCCGGCGATGATCGAATGGGAGTTCACCGGGAAGTGGGTCGCCCCATCGTCGGTGGCAATGATCGCCCCCACGTTCCCCACCGTTCAGCCGCCTCGCTTCGCGGGGGCGGTCATCACCTATGCCACCGTCGCCTACAAGCAGTCCAAGCTCGAGTTCGACATGGGGAACGTGGTCAGCCCGCGCCAGGATGTCTCCGACGTGACGGGCTACCATTCCTTCATCATCACCGACCGCAACCCGGTCTTTAAGGTGGATCCCGAAGCGTTGCCGCTCGGCACCCAGGACTGGTATGCCGCCCATTTGGCCGAGACGGGCATCGCCTTCTCCTGCCAGATCGGGACCGTGGCCAACAACATCATCACCATCGCCGCCGCCGCCCTGCAGCTCCTGAACCCGCCGCAGGACGGGGATCGGGCTGGCATCCTCACCGACGAGCTGGAGTTTCAGGCCACCAGCCCCACCCCCGACGGCGAGCTCACGATCACCGCGAGCTGAACCCCGTGACCCTGTGGAATTATTTCCACAGGGTTGTCGTTCGTCATTCGCAAATCAGGAAACACGCCCATGCCACTTTCGATCGATCCGGAGGCCACCGTTTGGACGAGCCTCATCACCGACCGCGCCAAGCCCGAAGCCAGCAGGCCGGCGTTTGAGTGCAAATTCCTCAGCGTGCGCGAGAACCAGCAGGTGCGGCGCATCTACGACCAGGCCGTAGCGGACGTCGCCGGCGACGACGACGCGTACGCCGCCAAGCTTCTGGATGCGATCATGGTCGGCGTCATCGGCTGGCGCAACATCTTCGTGCCCAAGAAAAACCGGTGCGAAGGATGCAGGGACCACGATCCGGAGGACGAGGCAAACTCGGGTTGCATGCAGACCTCGCCGCCGCCGGATTGCCGGGACCCGGAGCGCGGGAAGACTGAACAGGAATTGCATTTCTCGCGTGAGAACATGGCGGCAACGCTTTCCTTTGCCGAGATGGCGGAATTGTGCTGGCTGCAGATCACCGAGACCCGCGCCGCGGCCGCGGAGCTTTTTCTCTCCGCCTCGGCATCGCTGCGCGATTCGGCGGCATCTGCCAGGACTGCCGAGGCGGAAAGTGCGAAGACCAACCCAGCCCCACCGAGCCCCTGCTCTTCCGATGCGTCTGCGGAGCAGTAGCCGGCTGCCCGCTCTGCGGCGGCTCAGGGCAGGCCCCGATCACCACCTGCCCGCGCCAGCTCGTCACGCCCGACGTTCACGCCATCCTCGAAGCCTGCGACCTGCAGGCGCAAAACCTTCCCCCGGTCGGCGGCGGCCTGCTCGATCAATCCGCCTGCTTCGCTCAATGCCTGCGCTTCGTGCGCGCCGAGGAAGGGGAGTGGATGGCCAAGCTCGCTCAACCCAAAACCCATGCCTGACGTCATCACCGAACGCTGGAGCGATCGGAAGTACAACTCCAAGACGGCCACGCGCTCGTTTGACGTCCCGTCGTCCCTGGCGTTCGCGAACCTGTACACCGCGCAGCAGCTCGTGGCCGACCTTTTCGGATGCGCGATCAATGCCGGCCATCCCTGGAATCCGTGGCTGCGCGTCACCTCCGAAGGGCCGGTCGCCGATCAATCTCCTGGCTTCAGCGTCATCCGGGTGACCGTCAATTACGAGCTGGCCAACTTCACCGACCCGACGCCCCCGGCGCCGCTGAAGATCCGCTGGGGCGTGGGAGGCGAATCGATCGAGACGGACGTGGACATCGAGGGGAACCCGATCGTGAACACCGCCGGCGACACCTTCAGCCGGCTGTTCAATCGGGATGACCTGGTGATCCACCTGGACGTGACCACGCAGATCCTCCCCGCGACCTTCAACGCCGCGCGGTCCGTGCAGTATGCCGACACCTACAACTCCGACACCGTCGGCGTCTTCGGCTACGGCACGCTCGCCCCCGGACAGATGAAATGCGTGAGCATCATGCCCGCCCAGGAGTATTCCCCCGGCGATGCCACCAATTACATCGACCAGGTCTTCAAGTTCGAGCTGAAGAAGGGGAACGTGCAGGATCCCGACGGGGTGTGGGATGCGTTCAAGTACCGCCTGGTCAGTGTCGGCAACAATGGGTGGGCGGTGAACCCAGCGACGAGTGCGACGGAGATCGGCCCGTTCGTGAAGAACGGCAACCTCAAGACCAATGTGCTGCTGGGCGTGACCGGGATCCCGATCGACTCGACCATCCAGGTGCAGTTCGCCCCCGGGGTCTATGCCACCCCGGTGGCCAACCCTCGCCCCGTCCCCGGCAAATACCTGGAAGTGACCGGAGCGGCGTTTGCCCCCAACGCCGTTTTCCTGAAGTACAAGAAGCGGCTTCCGCAGCCGTTTGCGGCGCTGGGCATCTTCTGATCACGCCGGCGAGGGCTCGCGCGAGACAGGTGTGATCGTCGCCGCGGTAATCCCCTTTTCCTTTGCTTTGCGCCGCGCCGCTTCGATGCTCGAAGCGGCGATGTAGGTCTTGACCGCGCCCGATGTCTGATCGTTGGTGCCGTCGATTCGATAGTTCACCAAGCCAGCCGGCGCCGCCGCGAGCACGGGAGAACCGTCGCGGCCGCGGATGATCGGCGTGCCGATCGCGGCCGGCGTGCCGGCGACGGTTTCAACCAGGGCCCCGGGACGCCGCTTTTCCCGGTCCCGATCGGCATCGCGGATCCCATGCCGGACGCCCAGGCGAATCAGGATGTACGCGATCGCCAGGCTGAGAAGCCAGCCCAGGATCAGCATCGCCTGGGCGGCGCCGGTTTGGAGGAACTCCACCGCTTGCGAGAGTTGCGCTGTAGCCATGGACCGCAAACATAACCTCTCATGCCCCAGACCAACCTTGAAATCCTCCTGAGCGCCAAGGACGCCGCCAGCGCCAAGCTGGAGCAGACGGGCAACAGCGTCAAAACGCTGGGGCAGCGCATCCACGAATTGAACGCCGAGGCCCGGGCCGGCGGCGACAAGGACATCGAGCGGCTCCTCAAGGGGGGCGGCGCGCTGGCCCTGGCCAGCCTGGCCACCGAGGCGTTTGCCAACCTGGGGCAGGAAATCCAGAAGTTCGGCCAGGAGGCACTAAAAGGGGGCGTGAACTATGAGGGGCTGGTCGGCAAGATCGCCGGCTCCATCCCCGTCGTCGGAGGCCTGGTCCGCGGCATCGGCAGCGTCATCGACGGGATCAAGGACATCCAGGCGGCCAGCGCCAAGCAGGCCGGCGATTCCCACTTCGCCGAATACGCCAGCGCCGAGACCAGCGCCAAGATCCGCCAGGAGCAGGAACGGGTGCGCGCCGAGATCGTGACGCAGATGAGGGAAACCGCCAATGCCATCGCCGCGATCGGAGCCGGCAATTTCGCCAGGGAGATGCAGACGCTGGAGTCGCAGCACGAGCAGCGCCTGGACAAGATCCGCGAATTGACCCAGAAGCAGATCGAGGCGACCGGGCGCAGGCTGACGGTCCAGCAATTCAACGAATCTCCGATGGTCGTGGCGGAAGACGAGCGGGCTGAAAAAGAGCAGCGCGAGGCGGAATTGCGGAACCACGAGCGGCAGACGCGCGAGGCGCAGGACGGCCGCACCCGCCTGGCCGCCATGAATGCGCAGGCCGACGCCGAGCAGTTGCGGGCCGCGGGCAAGACCGCCGAAGCGGAGAAGGAGCTGCTCAAGCAGAAGTATGATGCCGAAGCGATCGACCGCGCCCGCAAGGCCGTCGACGCCCAGACGAGGGACCCGGAGAATGGCGCCGAGATCCGGGAGCAGTACAACGCGGAGGAGGCTGCGGCGAAGAATAAACTCGACGCCGACATGAAGAAGGCGGACGACGATGCCTCCCGCGCCGCGCAGGACCGGGCGCGCGACCGCGCCGACCGCGAAAGGGAGATCGCCACCCAAGGGTACATCGGGATTCTCCGCGCCAGCGGCCAGTACCATGCCGCGGACATGGCCGAGCTGCAGGCGGCCCACCAGAAGCGGCTGGCCGAGATCGAGAGGCAGGCGCAGAAGGAAGCCGAGCACAAGACCGCGGCGGAGCAGCAGGCGATCCGCAACGCCGCCGGGGCCGAAGCTCTCGGCGAAAATCTGAGCGCCAGGGGGCAGGCGGCCAAGGCGGAGGCGGCCTACCAGATCGAGCAGAAGGAGAAGGGCTTGTCGATCGACCGGGAGATCGCGGACATCCACCTGCAGACGCTGGAGCGCGAGGCGGCCTCGGGGAACATGGCGGCGAAGGCGGCGGCGGAGAAGCTGAAAATCGCCCGGGAGTACGCGGATGAAATCGCCCGCGTGCAGAAGATCCTGGACAACCCGGATGCCAGCATGGCCCAGCGCATGGCGGCGGAAAAGGCGATCCTGCAATTGAAGGAAGACGAGACGCGCGCCGAGAAGGCGGGGGCGACGCGCACGGCCCTGGGCGCCGCCGCCCAGGACATCGGCGGCGACCACTTCGGCGGTTCCGGCGCCGGGCTGGCCCGGCGCTCCCGGCTGGAAGACGTGCCAAAGCTGGTGGAGGACGTGCATCACGCCATCAGTAATGGATTCAGCGGACTGGTGGCGGCGCTGAAGGGGGCGATTGTGGCCAAGGTAAAGGCGGTTTCCTGATGAGTGATCCCCTCCCATCCGAAGGCGCGAATTTCCTCACCGACCGGGCGGTGGAGGAGATGCGGCGCATCATCAAGAAGGTCGACGGTTTCAAAGGCCCTGGCGTCGTGAACAAGCCGGCCTATCTGATTTTCGCGCCGCCGAGCCAGCAACCGGTCGATCAGGCACCCTCGGCGCTGGTGGCGAACCTCTATGGCTATCTCGCCACGCCCTGGGTTCCCGGCAGCGCCACGGTGACGCTTACCCCGTGCAATCTCGCCAGCGTCCCCAGCGGCGCGGCGAACCTGACGGTGCGTATCTACAACGACTGGACCGGGACCGGCATTGCGCCGCCGTGCTTCGCCGGCCAGGCCGGGGACGTGCTGCGTTACGACGCGGTCGACGCCACGAACGGCAAGTACGCCCTGGTCAACCCGCCGATCATCGGCGCGGGGAGCGCGCAGTACCAGGTATTTCAGATGCTCACCTCCTCCGGCGCAGGCTGGGGCAACATTCGAGCAAGCTAATGAGCACGTGGAACGAATCGATCGTTTCTCCGACCCAAGCATTCTGGCAAGTCGCGTGGCTGATCTTTCTGGTGCGGGCCTGGAATCAGCGGCTCGATCAAAGCCGCGTCGTCAGTGCGGCTTTCACGCCCCCATCGACCGCCCCGACGCTGAGCGCCAGCGGCACCGGAGGCACGATCGGCGTGGTGGCCGATCCCTCCAGCGCCCCGACGCTGACTGCGCAGTCCACCGGCGGCGGCATCGGCGCCGCGACCGTGAGCGTCAGCTTCACCTGGTTGTATCGCGTGATAGGTCAGGTGGTCGAGACGCTCCCCAGCCCATCGGCCACGTACACCTTCTCCAGCGGCAGTCAAAATGCAGTGCTGGTCACCATGCCCAACTGGCCGTCGCTTCCATCGGGCGACGGGACCAGCTTCGCCTTGACCGGGCCCTACGCCGTCCGCGTCTACGCGAGCACCACCGGCAGTAACACGCTCGCCACGTTCATCCCCCACATCTCCGGCGGCCCGAACCCGCCGACCTACCTGCTCGGATTTATTCCTGGCCCGAGCCTGCCGGCTCCTCCCTCTTCCACCGGCCTGACGATCTACGTGCGATACACCTGGCTGCTCGCCGCCGGCGGCGAAACGCTCCCGAGCCCGGCGGCGTCGATCGTCGTCTCGACAGGTCAGACTAATCAGATCACCGTCACGGTGCCGACGCTCCCGGCCGGCGCCGCTCTCGCCAACATCTTTGCCGGCTGCATGCCCGGCGGCGAAACCAGCGTGGCCAGCACCTCGGGCACAACCGCGGCCTTCACCGACCTCGGGCTTTACTCCAATCCCACGTCGCCTGAGCCGGTTCCCACGCAGGACACGACGGCCACGAATGTGCAGTCAACCGAGACGCCGTTCTTCGGCGGTCTGCAAGGCGCGATCACGACCTCGCTTGGATATACCGGCGCCTCCGAAGTCGTCTGGGTAAATCCGAGCAATCCGATCACCGCAGCCAGCATGTTCGGTTTCAACACCTGGGACGAGCCCACCCTGCGCGCTAATGCCCAACCGACACCCCTGAGCACGGCGACCTACCGCACCATCGGCTGGATTTCGTTCTCCCGCCGTCCGGATGATGGCGCGACGGTCACGCTCGCTCCGGGCACCGGTGGCGGATCGAACGTGGTCGTCACTTTCAGCGGCGGCACGATCACCGACAACGCCGGCAGCACCGCCGGCACTTACGGCAGCACCGGCCAATCGGCCGGCCAGGGGCTGCTCAACTTCATGGGCGCATCCTCGATCTATGCCGCGCTGACTTGCGCGGTCGACCTGATGGCCGGCAACTACCAGGTGACGGCGCGCGCCGCCGATCGCAGCGTGTTCAGCGGCATCACCGCGCTTGCCGGTCATGGGGTTTCTAGCTTCGGCTTGTCGTCCATCCAGGGTTACGACCCCGCAATCGGCAATGGCTGGTGGAACCGCAACCGGGCGCGCGTCGTGGGATTTCCCGACGATACGCTGGACGACCAAGGCAATGAGGTCGCCACCGGCCAAATCGCACTGGTCAGCAGCTCGCTTGCCCTGGGCGTCTGCGGGCAATGCGTGGCGGCGATCACCGACCCGGCGTCGGCCCCCACGGCGACGGGAAGCTCCACGGGGGGATTCCTGCCCGCCGGGGCCTATTCGGTGACGTGCGCCGTGTGGAATGGCATCGGCACCACAAACCAGAGCCCCGCCGTCAGCGTCACCATCGCCGACTTGGCCGCGACGGGAACTTTGAAATTCGCTGGCCTGGTGGCCGGGGGCGACAGCATCACGCTGGTCAGCAATCCCTACAATTTCGTGCTGACCTTCGCGGTGGGCCCCGGTTCGTCGGTCACTCTCACCGACAACTATGCCCTGATCAATCAGACCTTCACCCAGACCACCGCGGCCGACGTCCAGTCCGCGGTGCTGACCGCGCTGGGCAACGCCACGTACGCCGGGCAGATCTCCGCCTCATCAAGCGGCAACACGATCAACCTCACACAGGTCGCCGTCGGCTCGGCAGGGAATCAGCCGATCGGAGTCCGGTCCGCCGCGATCTCCGGCACGGGCTTCGCCGGCGGGACGACCGCGACAGGCTCGATCGCAGTGACGATCCCCGGCACGATGCCGACCAATGGCAAGTTCTGGGCGGTCAGCCTCGACGGCGCGAATACCGAGCTGACGACGTCGACCACAATCACGCTTCAGCGGACGCGCACGAAGAGCGTCTTCTCTCCGCGCAACTGGACGCAGTGGATCCCCGTCAACGCGGAGCCTGATTCCCTGAGCAGTGCCAACGCCCCGAGCGCCGCCAACCATCTGGATCCGGGCATCCAGGTGGCCGGCGACTACATCACACCGGCCATCCTGATCGAGCTGAGGGCGATGCTGAACGGGATGGTGTGGGCGAAGGCGCCGGCCTATCAGACCGGCGGAGCTATTGGTTTGCCCATCGTCTCCGGGAGCGTCACCGTGCCCGACGTGCTGGGCGCCGGTCTCACTGTGACGGCGGACTTGTACGTGACTCCGTCGGGCTCGGCGTTCAACTGGACCTACTATTCGACGCTCGGGCCGGGCGTGCCACCTTTGACGGGGAGCGTCCCTTCTGGGCAAATCGTGATCGCGGTCGTGAAATATGACGGGAGCGGCGGGTTCAGCGAAACGATCAGCAGCCCGTAACATCTTGACGCCGGCGGAAGCCCGGCGAGAATGCCTGCGTCTTCCCCGTCCGATCCGTCGAGAGGTCCCGAGCTTGACCGAAGGACAAGGCGGCCGCAGATGCACCGAGGCCAGCGAGATTGTTCCAAGCCCTCCGAAATGGCCAAAGGCGCGAAGGTCGCAGCGACCCGCCGCGGCGGCGTCGACCATGAGTACGGTCCCCTTGACGCGGCGTAAAGCCACCAGGTCACTTCCCGCCGACGCGCGTCGCCTCTTCTATCGCGCTCCGCACCACCTCGATGTACTCTCGCAATGCTTCATCTGGGATCCCATCGCGCACAGCTTCGAGGGAGCTGAGTGTGTGGAACGCCAACCGGCACGCCTTGAGGAGCTTGGACATCGGATGCGCTTCGCAGGATGCGACGTGGAGTTTAAGAGCGTCAGCCATGCTCACGGGCGTCGTTTCCCGCGGACCATACCGGTGCCCGCAGTAGACACAGTTAATCCACATGCCCGACTGCAGATCGTTGATCCATCTCCGAAGCCGGGCGATCTCTTCCGCGTTTTCCATTGGTCATCACTTCCCGCCGGCGACCGCCGGCACTTCGATCGGCATCCCCATCGCCTGGCCGGCCGAGCGGAGGAGCTGGTTCAGCTCGAGCAGCGCGGCCCGGAGCTCCGCCGCGTCGAGATCCCGCGCCAACGCGGCCGTTCCCTGGGCCAGATCGATCTGCACGATCACGTCGGTGGCTCCACTGAGCAGGCGGGCAACGAGTTTGATCAATTCGCGACGCGGAGCGTCGGGGTCGCTGGTGGCGGGCATGGATCCCCTTTCGTGAAGTTGTGCGCGTACGCGTGGGGCGACGACGCCGGCGGGGCGGGCATCTCGCGCATGGCCTCTCGGAGCGTTCGGTAATCGACAAACGGAAACCGGCGCTGCACGGCCCGAAGCAGCCGATTCATTTCTTTCCGGCGCCGCTGGATTTCTCCGGCCTGAGCGCTACGCCACCCCTCGGCCATCAGGGAGAGGATGGTGTCATGGATTTGATGGGCGAGCAGAGTTCTCATGACGCCTCCGCTGCGAGTTCGGGCGACGATTCCGGGAACACGAACAACGGGGCGGCCAGCCGGGGCGTGACGCCCCGGAGACGCAGGGCCGAGAGGTTGACCCATTTCTTTACGCGCTCGATTCCGATATAGTTGCGCCCGGACTCGATGGCGGCGTGCCCCGTCGTCGCCGAGCCGCTGAACGCATCCAGCACGGTGTCGCCTGGATCGCTCATCCCCAGGACGATCGCCCGCAGCAACAGCAACGGCAGTTGCGTGGGGAACTCCGGGATGCGCTCCTTGGACGTCCCCGGCAGCCGCGGGATCTTTGGGTTGATGCCCCAGGTGCTCGACCAGGTCCTGCCGCCGCCTTCCGCGAACTTCGTCGCCCGGCCGTCGTCATGCACGGTCTCGCGATCGGCCGGACGGAGGAAGACTTCCTGGTTGAACACAAACTTCCGCGGGTCGCGCGTGAAGTAGCAGATGAACCGGTCGGCGGCGAACGCCCCCTTCTGGTTGACCGCAAAATCCTCGTGCCAGGTGATGAGCTGGCGCAGATGCAGGCCGGCCTTCTTCAAGAGCAGCATCACCTCGGCCACGTTGGCGCCGTTGATGAGCACGAAGATCGAGCCGTCGGCGGTGAGGATCTCGGCGCATTCAGCGAAGCATTTTTCGAGCCGGCCGTAATACTCCGCGGGCGGCAGGTCATCCGTCTCATCATCCCGGTACCCATCAAGGTTGATGTTGTACTTCGGGTCCAGGAAGATGAGCCTGGCTTTGCGGCGCGGGATCGTCGGCAGCAGCAGGGCGTTGTCATCGGGCAGGATCTCCCACTTCCCCAGGCCTTCGGATGGCAGCTTGGCGACGCGCCGCGCCTGGGTCTCCATTGTCCGCACCCGGTCGCGCTTCACCAGGAACTGCCTGGCCCGCGCCATCGGCACGATTCCCTCCTTGACCGAATCAAAAAGACCGGGATCCCGTTCAAGGATCTTCTCGGCCTGATCCACGTATTTTCCGCTGACGCCGACAAAGTCGCCGGCGAGATCGCGCGCCCTTCCCTTCTGCTCTTCCGGAGCGACTTCGCCGCCTCGCTTCATCCGCTCCGCGGCGTGTTCGGCCATCACCGCTTTAATCCCCACCGCGCAGCACGCCAGTTGCGACGCCGTAAGGTGACGGTGCAGCAAGCGTGCATGCACGAACGCCAGGGCCTCGGTGTCGGTGCCGACGAACTCGGTGTATCGAGGCAAAATCTTCAACTCTCGAAGCGCGCGGTAGCGGTGACGGCCGTCGAGGATCATCCCTTTGTACAACACGATGGGATCGGTCTGCGGGCCGGTGCCCAGGCTGCGTTTGAGGGCCGCATATTGAGCGTCCGACATGCGCGGGAGCAGATCGGCATAAGGGTGCGGCTTGTACTCCCTCGTGGCGTCGATCTGCTGCCGAGGCGGCGCTGCGCCCGACACCTCGGAGATCGTGATTGGCCCGGCGATCGTTTTGAGAACCGTCTTCCTGACGGTCTCCAGCGCGGTCGATGTGCCGTTCATGGAACGACGCGCGAGCTTGTTCTTCGTACCTTCCATGGTTCCTGGAGATGCGATCATTTGGACGTTCCTTTCAATGAGAAATGAAAAAGAGTGACTCCGCCGGCGTGACCGCACTAGGTCCTGTCACGATCGCGGAGTCACGACGATGTGACGCGACGGCGGGCGTGACGCCGCGCGGGGCCACAGGGTCCGGAGTGTCACGCCTGCGCTGCTGTCTTTTGCGGCACGCGGGGCCGGCCATCATCCGCCGGCCAGTCACGGGGCGACCGCAGCCGCACGCGCAGCAGTTGGCGACCGCCCCGCGGGTCCAGGCCGAGATCGCCGCCGCGAGCATCCGGCCCATCGGCAGCGGCACCCCGTTCCCGACGGCGCGGTATCGAGCCTCTTTCGAGAGGCCCGGCAATTCCAAAGGTTCGGGCAACCCCATCAGCTCACAGAATTCCGCCCAGCCGCGCCGGCCGGCCCTGCGCCCCTCGGAGGCGGTGCAAGCCCGCTGCGTGGTCACGGCCGTGTCTCCACGTGCCACCACGAGGCCGCAGCCGGTCACACTTCCGAATTGGAAATGACGCAGCCGGCGTTGGCGCAATCCCACCTCGGTGCCGCGGAGATCGATGCGTTGGACGTGATAGCCGGGCACGATCACGGTCGGAACGCGCGGCACATTCTCCAGCAGGAACCAATCCGGGCGCGCCTCGGTGACCACGCGGCCGAACTCGCCGAGCAGCTCCCGGCCAACGCCGCTTTCATCGCCGCGCCGCAATGACGAAAAATCCTGGCAGGGCGATCCGCCGATGACGCCGGCGAACAGCCCAGCGGGCGGATGGAACCGGCGCACGTCACCGCCCCAGAGTGGATCCGGCCCGCGCACGACGCACCACCCGTCCTCCTCGAACCCGCGGCCGAGAAGGTCGATGCCCGGAAAGATGGACAGCACAGCCTGGTGAGTCACGATTTCTTCCTGACGATGTTCACCTTCATCCCAGGCACGGCGCGATACACCTTCACCTTTCCGTCCTGGACTTTGGTGAGGAAGCCTTTGGAGACCATCGAGTCACACCAGCCATAGGCCGTGGGGTTTGCGCCAGAGATCCCGCGTTGCTGCATCTGCATGAACACGGCGTTTCCGGTCGCGCCGACGCCGTCGAAGAACTTCTCCGAGATGAGCAACCCGATGAACCCGTCGCCGCCCTTGGCGTCAGCGGTGATCGTCGGTTCATCCACTTCGACTTCCATCCTTGGCCGCCTAGCGAGCACCTTGAGGAACGCCGGGTCGTCGCCGGCCTCCTGGATGAACCGCCTCTTGAAGGCTTGGTAGAGCTGCTCGAAATCAGGGAGCGGCGCGGAGCTTTGACCGTTGGGGACCGTCGACGCCGGCTCACCAGTTCTCGTGCCCAACGCCGTGTGGATCGCCATGGTGAGTTCGTTGATGGCGCCGCGGATTGACTCGACATCTTCCTTGGACATTTCATCTTCCTCGGTTGGGGTTGGATCGGGAGCCGCTTCGCCCTTGGTGGCGCTGGACTCAAAAGCCTGTGCCCGCAAGTCGCCGGCATTGACCGCGCGAGCGAGCGATGGCGCATCGAACAGCACTTCGCCCTTAGCGACGAGCTTCGCCCTCGTGTCATCCATCCACGCCGGCTGCACATAGGTTCGGATCGAATGGCTTCCCCAGCAGGCGTAGAACTGCCCGAGCTGCAGGCGGGCGACGTCGGCGGCGCTGGGCTTGTGGATCCCGGCAGGGATGTTCGACAGCGCGCGCTTGAGTTCGTTGGCTTCCCGCTGCACGCCGATCAGCCAGACGCCGGCCTGGCGAAGCGGAAGTTTCCAGACGCCGCCCATGTCCTGGCTGTCGAGCCACATGTAGTTTCGCAGGGATGCGCCCTTGCGGATCAGCGACTCCGCCGCCAGCTTCACCGGGCTGCCGCGCGACTCGGGCAGAAACTCCCAGGCCTCGGGTACCACGGTGATGACGCCTTCCTCGTGTTCGTACACGTGCTCCATCACCGAGCGGATCACCAGCCCCTGCAGCTGCGACGAGTAATCCGACAAGTCCATGACATTGAGCCCGGCCCCGAGCACGATCGACGCCGCCGGCGGAAGCTGTTTCAACTGCGGCACCACCAGGTCCAGGTAACCATCGATCTCGGTGTAGATCGATTCGTTGAACCCTTTGGCCGTCTTCAACACTTCCTTCACATTGGCCCGCACCTGGGCCAGCGTTTTGGTGTTCCGGCAGACCTTCATCAAGAAGGACCGGAGCAGCTTGTTCTTCTCCCCCAATGTGGCGTCGATCACGCTGGCCACGAAAACCCAATCGGCCCGCTCCCGGAAATAGGGCTTGAGCTTCCGGCCGGCCGCGAAGCTCCCCTCGCCGCGCTTGGTTTTGAACACGACCGCGCGCAGGCCCGATCGGGTGATGAGCGCTTCGAGCGCGGTAGTCTTTCCGGCCTCCTGGCTCTGGCCGGTGACGGCCATATGCTTGACCGGGATCTCGACGGGTTTCCCCGTTCCAACCTCGAAGCCGAGATGAATCGTCTGTGGATGCTTCAATTGTCCCCCAGCAGAAGAATCTGGCGCAGACAGATGCCCATGCTGTTCTGGTCATGGTCACTGGGACCGTACCAGCAAAGCCACCAGGTGCCGTTCCCCGCAAGTAATCGCCACATCTTCCCCGCATAGACCCCGGTCGGCAGAGAAAGGGAGTAATCCTTGAGCTGCATGAAGGTCCCGCGCGTCATCACAGCACACCACCGATCGATGACGATTTCCGAGGCTTTCGGCTGCTCCCAGCTTTCGCCGAGAGGATCGATCATTTGTGGAATTTCTTGTTCAACCATTGCCAGCCTCCGCAGTGCGCAGGAGCTCGGCGGCGCGATCTGTTTCGCCGCGGCCATCAATGAGCAGGCCCATGGCGAGCATCCCCATGAACCAGACTCGGTTGAGCTTTGCGCAGGTCGCGCGTGTTTCGGCAGCATTGAATCCAACGACGATCGAGATCCGCTTCCGCCGCGGACCAGGGCCGACGACGGAGCACACCCCGCGCGCCGACCCCACGCGAAACGGCATCTTCGACGTGCAGCGATCGCAGACGTCCGTCATCGTGACCCCCGATCGATCCCACTGACAGCCGCCGTCGCACGCGTCGTTCTCGGTGCAGCCGCACACGCCGCAGCATACGTCCGGGGATTCCTCGAGCTCCGGCTCGGCTTTCGTTTTTCGTCGCTTCATTTCGCACCTCGTTCGTCCCCGACACCGGCGCGGTGTCCTTGCCGGTAGCCTGCCTCGAAGCCGGCTTTGTACGCGCACCGGATCAGCCAGACCCAGAATGCGAAGACCAAACAGGACAGGGCGAACCACATAAGACGCATCATGACGCCACCTCCGCCGGCACGGCCGGCCGTGATTCTTCGATGTCATGGTCGGTCAGGTCGATCGCGTCGACGCCGGCCATGGAGCAGAGCAGCCGCCAGCAGGGCGGATCCCGGTACATCGGTTTGACGTTCTGCTCCGGGAACGCCTTCATCACCTGTTCGTTGGTCGCATGCTCGCCGAGGCCGTCGAGAATCGTCATCACCACCGCGGGGAGCAGCAGAAGCGTCAGGCGGTTCCTGCCCGCGCAGTACACGACCAGGAAGCCGAGATTGTCCGTGCGTTCCTGCACCTGCACCCGGAAGCCGTAGAGCACCTGGGTGACGCGTACGACCCAGCGGGCGCCGGGGCTTTGCCACCTGGCCACATTGGTGGAGTCGTGCGGATCCAGTTCGATTCGCTCCCACATTTTCAGGCTCCTTGCGGTTCGCCGTCCGGGACGACTTTGCTTTCAACACGGACCCGATCACCGCGAACCGCGCGGCCCTCGGGCGACTCTGGATCCAGCGGGATGAACTCGCTTGAAATCCGCAGCCCGTTCAGCAGAGCTTCGCGGATGACGGTCTGCCCGCTCTCCAGCGCGGCCCGGATGAAGCTGGCGTCGCTCCATCCTTCGCCCACGCCGACGATGCCGCGGAGTTGGTGGACGATCGCGACCGTCTTGCCGTCGTTAGCCACCGTGATCCGCGTCGTGACGCTGACGTCCTGAATTGCGTTCATCGCCGTTCCTCCGGTCGGAGGAAGGGAAGCCCCGCCAATCGGAAGTAGCTGGCTTCATCGGGGACCGGCGTGATCTCGCCGGTGCCGATGCTGCGCAGGTATCCATCCATCTGACGGAGGATCCCGACCTGGTTGAAGCGGTCAACGAAGTGCCGGGAGAAGTCAGCCGGCCCGGTTTTGATCAGGAGAACTGATCCCCAGTTCAGCGCGTCCGCGACGGTAAACTCATGGTTGAATCCGCGGAAGTCGACGCCCCTGGACTTGGCGCCCCAGCGGTGAATCGGCTGCCCGCTCTCGCCATAACGGTAAACGTGCTTGCTAATCTCCCCCTGGGCGAGCAGCTCGTCCAACCGCGCGAAGAGCAGGTTCGTCTGCCCCTCAGCAAACAGGCTGGCGTTGGGGAGATCTCCGAAGCGCGGCAAGACCACGTGGTCGATGTCGCCGACGTCGGGCTTGCCCCGGCGCAGGCTGCCGGCGAAGTCCCATTTGATCCAGGCGTCACGCTCGAAGAGATCACGCATGGTCAGCGCGTCCCGCATCGCGTGGGCATAGGTTCTTTTGGTGGTGGTTGTGCTCATTCGGTCACCTCATCAGGGGGCACGGCCCCCAGCTCCCAGAAATCGTCGCGGGTCATCGGCCGCCACTCCGGTTGAACAAACCGCCAGGTCTCGGGCAGGAAGCTCCCTCGGCAGACAGCGCACGCGCAGCCAGGACCGGGGACCGCGTACCACTGCCGGAATTCCTGCAGACGGAAGTTGACGAGATCCCACCCGCCGCGGAGACCGCAGCAGCCCGGATAATGCTCAACCCACACCATTTGCTTGGGCGGGATCTTGTGCTCGTGACAGACGAGGGTGGCCAGCTCGCAAGCCCAGGTGGTGATCGACACGCCGTCGTTCAGACTGTGCGCATTGGCGATGACCAGCCGCGGTCCCCACGGGATCCGGTAGATCTGCAGCCCGCACACGCTGGGCACGCCCGCGCCACTCTGATAGCGGTAATCGCTCACGATCGTGCTGCTGGCGTTGCGGACCTTGAGGACGGTCATTGCCCACCCGTAGGACGGAGGACTGAGGAATTGCGATTCCACCGTTGAAACCGATGGACCACTTCGGGCGGCTTTCTGGCGGCCCTTCTCTGCGAAGCAGCCATCGCGGCGTAAGATTGCAACTGAGGGCACATGCAGTCGGGACACCGCCGCACGTGCGGGGCGTTCAGCTTGTAGTGCATCACGTTCCCATCGTGACCGTGCAGTGTGCAGGCGCACGGCCAAAATCCGTCGCGGGCTTGTGTGTTGCGTGCGTGCATGGCTGCTGTCCCGTTCAAACGATGATCGCGCTGGGCTTTGCTCCAATGTCTCGGCCCTCCACAGACGCGCGCCCGCTCATCGCCAGTAGGAGTTCCTCGCCGGCTTCGTCGTGTTCCCGCTCAAGGCAGTGATAGCGTTCTTGAAGCTCGGCCACTTCCTCTTCAGTTGGTCCGGCGTCCGGTTCCAACTCGTCCCCCAGCTTCTCGCACGCTTGCTCGATGCTCCCGAAGGCGTCCACAAGCACACGCAGGAAATCCGCCTTCGCGCGGATGACCTGCTCCAACCGCGCCGATGCCGCGTTGGCCCGCTGTGCGTTGGCCGCTGCATCCGGGTTGTCCGGGGAGAATCCCGCCGGCGTGATGTCGATGGTCACCGTGTCCAGCGACCCGGCGATCTCCTCCTGGACTTGGACCGTCATCCCCTGCAGGCGCATGAGCTGTTCGGCGTGACCGTCGTCACCGTCGGCGAGTCGATCGAGCGCCGCCAATTCCAGAGACGCGGCAGCCAGGGGAATGAGACGGTCGACCGGGAAACGACACAGGAGCTCCGAGCCGCGTTCTGCATCGGAGACAGAGAGTGGATGAGCGACCATGGGACTTTCCTTTCTTTGTTTCAAAGTGGCCGGCGGAAGGGACAATCCTTCCGCCGGCCCAACATCGGGGAGAACACTCATGTGGTTTGTGTGGTGGCACCTCCTTCCTTCCCTGCAGTGGTGAATCGATCGGGCGCGCGTCGTTGCTGCAGCAGCTTGAACATCGCGTCACGCAGGGTTGGGCTGCGGAGCGGATCGGCCGAAGCCTTTTTCCACAGGTTCAAGATCACCTGATTCGTTGTCAGGCGGATCGCCGCGTCGTACAGCTCGCGCAGTCGAGCAGGGGCGAGGGAAGACAAGAGGGTGAGCTGAGCACTCTCGCGAGCTGCGGTTGCCGCCGCCTCCGACTCTGCCTTCTTGGCGCGCTCCGCCGCCTGCGCCTGCACTTCGGCCTTCCGGCGGTTTTCGATCTCGCGTTTCTCGATTTCCCGCTGGATCTGCCCGATCTGGTTGCGGCGCAGGAACCGGGCGACGACGAAGCCGGGGCCATTGCTGTCCGCGGACTTCTCCGCATCCTGAATCGCACGTTCCACCGCGTACGCGGTGAACCCCGGCAATTCCACGATCTGAGACAGCTCCGGCTCAAACACGCCGTAGTCGGTGAGCAGTTGCTTGCCACGCGCGCTGTCACCGCCGTCGTCGTCGTAAGGCTCGGGAGCGGCGGGGGACTGTTGGGGCGCGTGTCCGGCGACATGCTCCGCTTCCTGTGAAGGGGCAATCCCGTCGTTCGGCTCCTCCGGAATTGGGATCTCGAAGAGGACCGGCTTCGCTTCGTCGCTCTTCTTAGGGCCGTTCCTGCCACTTCCAAACCGCCGCATCACGCCGGCAAGATGAAGCTCGCCGCAGACGCGGTAGGCAGCGCGGCCCTCGATCGCCGCGCGCTCTGCGAGTCTGGCCATGGAGATTTCGGCCCGGAAATGACAGCCCGCGGCCGTGGCGACCACATCTCCGATTTTCAGGAGCTGCATCATCGCCCTGTAGTGAGCTCCCAGCATCCCGCTACACCGGGTCTTGCCCCTCGATCCTTTGATCTCCATGCACCCCATAAGCTCTTCCGCACGCTGTAGCACACGATACCTCGGGTCGATCAACGTCACGCTCGAATGCGCGAGCGGCGTGTCCGACTGCGTCACGACCATGTGCATGGGCCGTGCGGCTGGCTTGGGCGACGAACCGCGGGTTTTATCCATTCCCATCAAAGCCTCCGGCTTTCAAAGCTCGCTACGGGCTCCGCCCGGCGCGCATAAAAACGCCCCGGCACCAGATTGCCGAGGCGTCATAGACCGACCGCATAAACCGCACAAATTAGCGCCCACGGAAGGACTCAAAATCCTGTGCCCGCAAGGGCGTATCGGTTCGACTCCGATAGAGGCCATGTTCAGGAAGCTTCCAGCTTCGGGATCGCTGGAAGGGCATTCAAAGTTTCGAGCTGATCGAGATGACGCGCCTGCGTGTAAAACTTCATCGTGGTCTGCGCGTCGGCGTGCATGCACAATTCCTGCACGCACGTGATCGGCTTGCCTGCCATGGCCAGCGTATTGGCAAAGGTGCCACGGAACGCGTGGAAGTCGAGCACGTTCACGCGCCGCGTCACACCGCTGTCGTCCTTCTCGATGTCGCAGTACGCAACTCCGGCGGCCTTGAGATCCTTCCGCAGCATCCTGACCAGCTTGGTGCGCTCGGGCATTTTGAAGGCGAGCGTGGCCGGCATCTTCTGGCCGAAGTGTTCGGCCAACAGCTTGCCGAGGTCCGGCCGGATCACGAGGTAGTAGGGGCGTCGTCCCTTCGATTGGTTCCCCTGCACCCGCACGGTCGGGATTGGCTTGTCGAGTGCGAAGCTGCTCACCGTCAACTTGCGGAGCGTGCCTCCGCGCATCCCGGTCCATGCGGCGATGATGTACAAGAGCGCACGCTCTTTTCCCGTGATTCCCGAATAGATCGGGCCTGCGTAAGCGGCGCGGACCACCGCGTAGAGTTCTTCGACGGCCAGCGGCCGACGCGTGTGCCGGCGGTCGCAGTCGGAACTGGTCAGCTTGAGCGCTCGCAGCGGGTCGCGCAGATCGTCGTCCTCTTCTCCCATCCAGCGCAGGAAGCTCTTGAGCGACCGGGCGTAGCTCATCCGCGTTCGGTGGGATCGGCCCTGAACCAGCAAGACGCCCAGCGCCCGCTCCACCTCCGATTTCTTGAGGTCCGCATGCGTAGGATCGCGCGGAGGCGTGCGCATGGTTTTGACCAGTGCGAGCAGTTCCTTGATGTGCCGGCAGGTCGTGTGTGCGTGCTGGGGTGTCCGTCCGCGAGAGAGGATTACATCCTTGAATTCCTCCGCGCGCGGCAACAGCGGCGGTGGGGGAGGGGCGCGATACATGAGGTGGCTTCGTGGCGGACATGGCCGATCGTTCAATGGCCGCATGAGTTCCCCACGGGAGGTGAAATCTCGGGCGGCGTTAAAGGTGCCAAGCGTCGCCGCCTCTTCCCGGTGATCGGTCGGAAACCCCGATCAGTTGAGCGGCGGGGCAGAAGAATACCACGCCCGCCTTCAATTTCAAATGGAAAAATTAAAAAATGCTAGCGCGAGCCAAAAACAGGAGCTATGATGTCTAAGATGAATGCTGTGCAAAATGAGCCTCGGCGATCAGTCGGACGTCCGCGAAAGGGCGTGGACGTGTTGAAGAAGAATCTTAGTTTCGGCGTCTCCGAAGAGATGGCTGAAGCGGTCAAGGCGTTCCGTGAGCGCATGGAGCTTTCGGCCGACGCGGACGCCGCACGCTTACTGATTCACCAAGCGCTTGCGAGCAATGGGCTACTGGATGCGCAGCGCCCGCGGCGATCGTTCCGGTGATCGGCAGCCCTCGTTTTTGAATCGAGAGGGCGTTTTTATAGGGCAATGGACTATGAGTCCATTGCCACCTGCATCCCGAACAAGGAGGCCGCCGTGTGGTTTTGGATCAGTCGGCTGCTACTCGGACTGCTCGTTCTTTTGGTGGTGGCGCTCTCGCTTTGGCAACTGCTGAGGGTTGCATATACGACCGGCTTCGAGAAGGGTTACAAGCAGGGCCATGCTGCCGGCGGCCAAGATGAAAGGAAGCGACGGGAACTCCTGGCCGTTGCGAGTTCCCGCCCATAAGACGGATTATGTTAAGCAGGGGGGTAAAACGCCCGAAAATCGCCTTTCGGAGCGATCAATCCGAGTCCGGATAACACAGCCCGGCGTCTCTTCCTTCCCGTCGAAGAAATCCACCACCACCACTCCCCCTGCGCGCGCTGAGCGTTGGTGGTGGTGGGTATTAACCACCAAGACCACCAAACAATATAAGGTGTCGCCATTGGCCGACGATCAGCATTCGCGCCAGCGCGAAGCTCAACATGCGGGCGCGAAGCTCGGCACGGTGGCGCGAAGCTCGGGATGCTGGCGCGAAAGCTGCACCGCCCGGTTTTCGCGCCAGCGTGCTGACCAGCGCGCCCGCACGTTGAGCTTCGCGCCGGCGCGAATTCTGCACAGTATTCGCGCCGGCGCGAAAGCTGGAGATTTGTCATAAAGCGCGCGCCAGCGCGCGCTTGCATCGCATCGACCCCAAGAATCTGCCTAGAATTTGCACGGGTATTCGCGCCGGCGCGACGCTCCAAAAAACCCGCTTATCTGTGTTCATCTGTGTCCATCCGTGGCTAAACTTCTTCCCCTGCTGACCACTGACTACTGACCACTGACTCCCCCGGTTAAACTCCTCAACAACGCCGCCCCCGTAAGTTTGGCGACTCGGGGGCGGCGACGAACTGGAGAAGTCCATGTCGAAGATCGATCTTAACGGACCGGTCGCCGCCGCGGCGATTTCGTCGGCGACGGCGCTGGTTTTGTTCGAGGCTGCGAAGCCGAAGTCCGGTGCAGCCGAGTTGGATCCGGGCGAGCTGGCGGATCTTGCCTGTGACGTCGCGATCCAGATTTTGCGGCGGGTGAGCGCCGTGCAGTCTCGATCCGAAGCCGGTCCAAAGCCGAAAAAGTAGCGCCCTCATCGAAGCGGATCCCAACGCCCCTGCCGACGTGCTCCACCTCGGCGTCAAGGATTCTGCGCGCCTTGGTGGCTGCGCTCCCAGGAAGCGCGGCCACCTGCAGGAGGAACTGTCGGTCGTCCGGTTTCATCTCCGCATTGTACCTGACTACTGACTGCTGACTACTGACTCACGAAGCGACGCTTCGATTCGATCCACCGTCCCCCTGCTCACGCCCACCTCTTCCGCGATCCAGCGCTTTGCCTGCTTCGACCGCAGACGCCGGATCACGTCGGCGCGCTCCGCATCCGTGACCTGGTGCGTCGGCCGTCGCTTCGCTGGCGGTGCGGCCGGCGTGGCGCGTGACGCAGTCAGGCGGGAGATCTTCAAGTCGGCGGCGATGCTGCGGACCGACTCTCCGCGCCCGCGCCGCTTGGCGATCTCGGCGATCAACACGGCCGTGACGCGCGGCTTGGGCCGCTTGACGCCGGCCACCTGGTAGACGCGGCGAAGGCTGACTTGGCAGAGCGCGGCCACCTCGGGCTTGCTGTGGCCGTTGCCCAACAACCTCAAGATGTGATCCCGCTCAGCGCGCCATCGATGAGACCCAACAAAAATCGAGATTGCCGCCGTCCCTCACCCCTGCCCTCTTCCCTGTACTCATCTGTTACAATCCAGCCGGAGCCAGTCTGCAGGGGCAACGCTGCCACGCTGCCCCGATCGCCGGCTGCTCGGGCCGGCGGAGCACTACCGCCGGCCTTTTTTCTTCAACGATGGAGGGGATCTGATATAATGCTTGCGGCGTGGCGCGGGCTTCCGATCGACAACTTTGCTGGGGTCACTTATGGCCGGGATCGTCTGCGCCGTGCCGGATGCAGTTGCGCCCTCTCCCTCTCCCCTACCCGGTCTGCTGCAGGTGATAGAGCACATGCACCACCTGGCTCGGAGCTCCCGGACGTTCCTCCATTACGCTCGCATGGAAATCCGCGACCGCCGGGCCCCACGGGATCCTCAGCACGGGCGGGACACGGGTGACTCGCCGTCGGCTCTCCAGTGTGGCCGGGACACGTGGACAGCGATCGAACGTCTGGCGCTGCTCCTGGATCTTCCACCAGAGATGCTGCTGGCAGTCTGGCGGCCGTCGCAGGCAGCGACCTGCTGCGGACGATGCCACGGGCAGATGCCGGCGCACATGCTGACCAGCGACGGGATCTGCTACGAATGCTTGTGCGCCTTCTGCCCGGCAGCCAGCAAGGGATGGCCAATGCGGTCGGGCATTCACCGGATGAAAAAAACCGAGGCAATGGAAGCCGGCCTGACGCCCAAGCGCCCCAGCCGGGCCGTCCAGTTCGTCGCTCCGGATGCGACGACCTACCACGGGGATCGGGAATGCCTGGTGCGCATCCCCAGCCGCCATTTGACGATGCTGGTTCCGCGCGATGGACGAACCAGCGCCGATTTCAATTCTCTCGAGGGGGAGACGGCGATCGCCGGCGACGACCCGCAGGCCGCCTGAATCCCATGAAGAATCTGGGAAAAATCTCGGGGGGTGCAAGCATTTTATACTTGCACCCGTGCGCTGCTTGTAGAGGGAGCACATTTGTTATGCCGGTTGTGACCCAGAAACAGATTCAGGCCGTGGAGCTGCTCAACCGCGGCTATACGGCGAGCCAGGCCGCGGCGGCCATGGGTCTCAAGCACCGGCAAAGCCTGCAGCAGCTCCACCGGCGCGCCCAGGCGTCGTTCAATGCGGTCCGCAAGCTGTGCGAATCACTGCCGCGGCGTTGAGCAGTTGCCCCACAGTCCTCCTTCCCTGAGCCGGCGCGAGTTTCCGAGAGAGCCCGCGCCGGCTTCTAAAACAAGCGAGCCATGGCCAAAGCCGAAACCTCAGAGCCCAAGACGATCAAATGCGCCGACGTTGATCGCGTGGGCTTCCTCGAAGAGCTTGACGACATGTTCGCCAAGCCGATTCGGGGTGAAATCAAGGAGACGATGCAGCTCAAGCTGGCCACCTTCGCCGAGGCGAACCTCTTCCGGTGCCGCCTGGTCGGCGGGGATAAGACCGTGATCGACACGGACGCCTGCCTGAAACTCTACGAGCAGAAGAAGCTCAGCAGGGTGGATTTCCTCCGCATGATCGCGGTCCACGTCGAGCCGGCCCGAAAGATCTTCTCCGAGAAGGAACTGGCCAAGATCAGCGCCCAGGAGAAGGGTCCATCACGCCTCACATTCAAGCGGATGGAAGACAAGACCATCACGCTGGCCGAGTCGCTGGCCGCCGTCGTCGCCGCAATCGGAACCTGAATGCCATGCTCTGGATCGCCGGCGAGACCAAAGACAGCCATCTTGATGAGGTGTACCGCGACGGGGTTCGGGAGCCGTTGGCTGTCCGTGCGAACGCGGCCCAAGGCTACGTGACGCGCTACGCGACCGATCCTGTTTCGCAGGAAGTGTTGCGCAACGGCCGCGGTGAACCGGAGACGGAGCTGGTTTTCGGCGATGTCGAGATCCGCCGCGTCAACTGACCACACAAACCATGCGGACGCCGAAGCTCGGATTCTGGAAGGCAACAGCCACCACCGCGCTGGGCAGCCGCGATACTCAACCCCTCGAAGGAGCTCCCATGAACCGCTTCCCCCGCCTCTGCCGTTCCACCGACTCGACCGGATCCACTCCCGCCGACACCAGCCCGACGCCGTCGGCCTTGACGATCGCCGCTCAGCAGTTCGTGACCGCCGCCATCGCACTCGACGCCGCCAACGCCACCAAGGCGACCAGCGATACCGCGCTGGCCCAGGCGCAGTCCGCGGACGCGAGCTCCGCCAGCGCGGTCTCCGGAGCCGCCAGCCAGGTGAGCCAGGCGTTTCAGGTTTTGCAGCCGCTGGTGCCGACCGCCACGCCGCCCCCGGCTGCCACTCTGCCGGCGTCGATCGGTAGCGACACCATCAGCGGATCGTGAACGTCACATCAACCTGGCCACGTGGAGTAAGACGCGTGGCCGGGTTTTTCTCCGGCCGACTTGTCTTTCGGTCAATGCGGCCGTGACGGACCAGGTGTGACCACACCAGGTGCCGACACGCCGGCCGCGTCACTCTTCCCCTTCGGAGGCGTCGTGAAAACTCGAAGCACGTTCCTTGCCGCGGCGCTCATGCTCTTCGCTGCTGCCGTCATGCTCCTCAGCACCGCCGGCTGCAGCAGCCAGGCAACGCAAGCCCAGACGGCAATCGGCCAACTGCAGGCTGCCGACCAGGCCGCGATCGCGGCGACGACCGCCGCGCAGAAGCAGCTCGCAGCTGGTCCAACCACCGGTCCCTCCTACGCCCAGGCTGAGCAGGTCCTGCAGCAGGCCCAGACCGTCGAAGCCGAAGCCAACGCCGCGCTGGCCAGCGCCCAGACCGCCGCCGCGGTCGTGCAAGCGGCGGGGAGCAACGCTGGCCAAGTGCTGAGCAATCCCGCGGTGCAATCGGCCGCGTCGACGGCGGTGAGTGCGATCCCATCTCCCTATGCGCCGCTCATCTCACTCCTGCTTCCCTACTTGCTCAGCGGGGCTGGCATGGCTCTGCAGACGAGCACGCACAAAGCCACGATCGCCGCCGGCGCCAAGCCAGCGGCGGCCAAACCAGCGTAGGGAGACCAGTCGATGGCCCGAGCTCTATTTGCAACGTCGCCTAACGCGCTGTCTCGCACGAGCGCACTGAACCGAATGTGGGCGGTTCTGTCGAGCATGATCCTGGCCAGCGATGATCGCGGGGTGAATGGGATGCACCGCAACAGCGGCCCGGCCGTTCACCGCCGGCGGAAGAAGAAGCCATCGTGGGCCTGCTATCAAGGGGGGCGCCGGTGAACGATCTGGAGCACCTCGACCAGGCGAAACGGGTCTCACGATACGACGCTTTGAAGCGTCGCCTCGCCAAGTTCGAGCAGGCCGTGCAGGACCTGGCGATTCCGGACGGGCACCTCCGGATGTCGATCGGCGGCGGAAGGCAGACCTTCGAGACTTTCGCCGGCGACGAAGCCGAATGGCTTCGTGATGCGTTGCTCCAACACTTCAGATCGCATGTCGCCTCGATCGAAGGCCAGATGGCCGAGATCTGAGCGACTCCCAGCCACCATGAATGAAGTCCCCTTCGATCTGCCCCGCGCGCTCATCGCCTGCGCCGGCTCCGCGGCCGTCTACGACGACGCGACCCCGCTGGAAGTCCTCTTCCCGCGATGCAAGGTGGATTTCATCTTCAGCGGCCTGGCCACGGCCGCGGTGGTGCAGGCGACGGATTGCCAGTATGTGTTCCACAAGGGAACCAACCCGGAGAAAATTCGGGACTGGCTCACCGATCTCAACGCCGGCCTGGTCGCTGACCCTTACGCACCTGGCAAATTGCACCGCGGTTTGTTCGTGAGTGCTTCCAGCGTGTTCGACCAGGTCAAGGCCAAGCTCTCCAAAGATTGCCCCGTCGCCGGCGGCGGTCATTCCAAAGGCGCCGCTGAAAGCTCAATTACGTTGGAGTGGCTGGCGCGGGACGGGTTCAAGGTGATGCCCGCGTATGACTTTGGGGCCCCACGCCACCGCAACCACGCGTCTGCGTCCTCGTGCCAGGTGCCGAGATATCGGATCGTGCATGAGGATGACATCGTGCCCCACCTGCCGCCGGGCGTCCCATTCATCCCGCCCTGCACGCTGCAGGTGGCGATGTACAAACATTGCGGCACCTTCTGCCACCTCCGCCCCGATGGCACTCTCGCGATCGGTGAAGGCCCCTGGGATCAGCTCAAGGATGATCTGGCCAGCGACGCGCGGGGCGAGCTGCCGATTCAGGCGCACTCGATCGAGCAATACCACTCCGCGCTGCTGGCCCTCCAGGCCTCGGTCGCCGTGGTTCATTCCTGAACCTCGCTCCCCCCGGTGGATCATGTCCAGCGCACGAACCCTCAGCGGAACGCTCGATCCCATTTCCACGGACCGCCGCGCGCGGAACCCCTGGACGCCGTCGCTGCTGGTGACGCTTCTGACGATCGTCGTTTCGGTGTCCGGCGCCTTCTTCACGCTCAAAGAGATCACCGAGGCGCACGATCGGCAGATCTCCGAGCTGCGTGCCCAGGAGAAGGAAACTCACGACATGGTTGCGGAGATGGCCGGCGACGTGAAGGTTCTGATGGACCGCACCGACCCCTATTTGCAGCCCCGCACGCGCACCGGAGCCGTTCCATGAAGCGTTTCCTCCTGTTTTTCGCCCTTGTTGTTGCACTTTCCCCAGGGGGGAACCGTACATCTGCGCGTGCCGCCGCGGCCGCGACCACCGCTCCGGCCACTCAACCAGCTCCTCCGCCGTTTTTCATCGGGGTCTGGCAGCAGCCGAAGGAAAATTTCCCCACGTGGATCGCGCGCGGGTGCAATTGTCTGTGGGACGCGCCAACTGGATCCACCTGGACGCCGGCGGTGCTGCAGCAGTGGGTCGCCGCGGCCGAGCAGCTCGGGCTCTGGCAGATCCGGCAGCCGATCGGCACCTTGGCGGCGGACAACGCCACCCCGCACCTGGTCGCGTGGAACCAGCCGGATGAACCGGACTACAACGCGGTGCCGGCGTCGACGTTGAGCGCCAACTATCTGTCATACAAAGCCGTCGCCCCGAAGCGGCCTGTCTTCCTGAACTGCGACGGCAGCCGCGTGCTGGGTTACCAGGGCGGTCTCACCCAGGCCAACTACACGCCGCTGCTCACGAGTGGCGATTGGCTCGGCACGGACGTCTACCCGTACGACTGGGGGCTTCAATCACTGGTCCCGCTCAGCTCCTCCGGATCCGCCGTCGCGCGCATGCTCACATGGAGCGGCGCGAAGCCGCAATTCGCCTTCATCGAAACGAGTCAGCAGCTTCACCCCGCCAGCCTCACCCCAACCCTCGGCGCGGTGCGATACGAATCGTACAACGCGATCTTCTCCGGCGTGACCGGCGGCATCTGCTTCTTCCCGTGCCAGTTTGGACCTGGTGGGGTGTTCACCTTCGACGGCACGCCACCCGAAATTGCCGCGGGTCTTCCGCAGCTCAGCGCTGAGCTGCTCACGATCGCCCCTTACCTCGGTTCCGGGTTCCGTGGCAGCAGCTCCCCCGCCCAGGGCTTCTTGTATGCCACCACCACCAGCTCAGCGGGCCAATTGAATCTGCTTTTCAACGACACGCCGGCGGCGGCCGTTTACGACGGCGTCACCCTCGCTCCCTGGGGCGCATACGCGGTGCTCGTCGCGCCGGCCGGCAACAAGGTGATCCTGCAGACGCCATTGCCATCATCGCCACAGCAACAAATCGCCGCCCTGCAGGCGCAGGTCCTGCAGCAAGGCGCGGCGCTCAACGCGATCGCGAAAGCGGCTGCGACAACCCAGCCATGATCCAGGGCGGCCAGAACACCTACGTACCGGGAGCCAGCATCAACTGGCGCGGCGCCTACAACGGCGCCACCGCGTACGCGCAGGGCGACGGCACCACCAACGCCGGCAGCAGTTACCTCGCCCTGGTTGGAAGCACGGGCGTCACGCCTGGGACCGATGGCACGAAGTGGCAGCTTCTGGCCAACGCTGGAACCAACGGGAGCAACGGAACGAACGGCACGAATGGCACGAACGGCGTCGGCGTTCCGGCTGGCGGGACAACCGGACAGGTGCTCGCAAAGAACTCCGGGGCCAATTACGACACTGGATGGGTGGATGAATCAGGCGGTGTCATCACAGGCACGCCGGGAAATTTGCCGTGGTTTGACCCTGAGACGGGGAACCTTGAGGACAGCGGATTGCCGGGAGGTCCGGACTCCTCTGGCGACTGGGCCGACAGCGGTGGGCTGATTTATACCGATCCCGGCGGCGCGCATGCCGACAGCAGCGGGATCGCCGCGTATGCCGAAGCGCATGCCGACAGCGGTGGTCACGCTGGAGGGGCGAGGTCACACGCAAATTCCCAAGGGACCGCAAATCAGGGCGGCGATTACGCCAGCGGTGCCGGCGCGGTGACCTATCTGCCCGGTCAGAAGGCGATCGCCAACGGCCAGTTCACCAATCCGGCGTCTGCCCAGAAGACGGAATTCCTGCTGAGGATCACCGACCCTAACAACGGATCGGCGATCGAGCCATTCGTGGACGGCGACGCGCAATCCATTCCTTGGACTCTGCCGGCCGGGGTTGCGTCCACTTTTCACTTGATCATTTGCGCCCAACGCGGTGATGGCGCGATCTTCGGAGGCGAACGGCAGGGCATTGTCTACCCCTGGAACGAAGAGGCAGTCATTTCCCTAGTCGGCACTGACCAGTACACGGGGGGCGCGAGCGGATGGTCGGTCAATATCCAAACCCCGAACAACTATCACGCCCAACTGCAATTGCTCGGCGACGGCAGCAACACCGAGATTCAGTGGGTCGTTTACGTCGTGAGCGTCGAAACCCATTATTAGGAACACCTCCATGCCCGGACCCAATCCCGTCAACCGCAACTTCATCGTCGGCGCCTGCGCCCACGCGCTGGCTGGGATCGCAGCCATCGAAGATGCCGCAGCCGACGCCAGCAAGTATCAGGCGTACTTTGCCGCCGCACTGACGACGGCCGATTTCACCGGCTCTGTCGCCGACCTGGCGCCGGCCGACATTGCCGCCGCCATGAGCGCCATTGCAGCCGTCAACGCCGTGCTCACCGCCAACAGCAACGCGCTGCTTAACGCGCTCCTGAAGATCGCACGGTAAACCGTCCAATGTCCGCAACGGTGCGCATACTCGGTGTCGCTGCTCCCACGGGCCAGAAGGTCGTGGCGCGTCTCTTCGCGCCCGCCGGCGTCACGTGGCCGGCCGGGATCACGACTGACAATGGTTGGACATTGGCGACGGCCGGCACCACGCTCGACGTTCCCCTGAGCGAGGATGGATCCACCGGCGATTATTCGGGCCAGGTGATCGTGAGCCCCGAGCTTCCGGACGCCGTGACGCTGCCTTACGAATATCAAGCGCGTCAGGTCCCGACCGGCACAGACCTGACGAACATGGCTGGCGTCGCCGCGGCGTACGCTGCGAGCACCACGGTGCGCCGGACGCGCGGCGCGTTCGGTTTCCTCAGATCCGGCGATTGGTTTGTGGGCGATGCGGATGCGAACATCGTTGAGATCAACGGCACTACGTTCGTTGGATCGACTGTGCCAGCGTCGCTGCTGCTGAGCCCCAATGCCAACCAGGTGGTCGGCACCATGACCGTCTACGACGGCGACGGCAACGCGATGGTGAACACGCTTGTCGAGTTCCAACTGATCAGCACAACGCAGGGCGCGCCCGGTGGGGCGTTCATGCGTCGCACCGTCCCGGTCGACAGCGGACCGAGCGGCTCCATCAGCCGACCCTTCATGCAGTCCAGCAGTTACCAGGTTCGGATTGATGGAGGCGCGTGGTCGACGTTCAGCACGCCGTCGAACGGGACGCCATTCAGTGTCAATCAAGCATTGGGCAGGCAGTCACCGTGACACGATGGCATCTGCCAACATGGCACTCCCCCCCGGCATGGGTCCTTCCGGGGCGGGGGCCGGTGGGAGCGGTGCTAAAGCTGCCGGTATCCATGTAAGCACGGCGCTCGTTTTCCGGACCACCACAACCACAACTCGCGCACCTGATGGCCAGCGCCAAGAAGAAACCGCGACGCCCCGGCCCTGAATGGTTCACGCGAACCGAGATGGCGCGGGTTCTGAACGTGAACCCCCGCCAGGTGGACGAGCTCCGCGAGCGCGTCCCCGAAGATGCGATCAAGCGCGTCGATCGAATCGTGTTCCTGCACGGCCGCAGATTCCTCGACGCGCGCGATCGCGCCGTCGAACGTGCAGACGAGCGCGACGCCGAAGCGCTGATGACCGAAGGCGCTGACTCGCCGGCGATGGAGCGCTTCCGCCTGGCCCGGGCGCAGCTTGCGGAACTCGAACTTTCCGAGCGCACCGCCCAGGTGGTTCGCCTGGACAAGCTCGAACCCGCGATCGCCCGGTTCGCTTCGATCCTCCGCAAGGCCGGGGAGACGATCACCCGGCTGCATGGAAATGATGCCGGCAACGTCCTCATCGAAGCCATCGACGAAGCAGTGCGGAACTGGCGGCACATGCTCGGACCTGTCCCCGCAGGACGGGACGATGCAGCTCCTGCTGAGCCTCGCCCAGCGCGCAAGAGCCCCGCGCCTGCGAAGCATGCGGGAGTTCGCCCAAGGGGAAATCGTCCTGGCAACCGGGCCAAGAAAAAACCGTAAGTTCTCGGACCAGACCAACCCATCGATCTCCCTGCTCTGGTTTGGCGCCATCGAGACGGCCGCCGTGAACGGGTGGATCCGCTTCGTCATCACCGGCGCGGTCCAGTCGGGCAAGACGCTTCACGGCTTCGTGATCGTCATCATGTACCACCTTTTTGAAGTGCAGGAGGACGTGATCTGCGGCGTGCCCACGGCCGAGATGGCGCGTGACAAGTGGAACAAGGACCTGCTGCCGGCGATCAAAGCATCGCACTATGCCAGCCTCATGCCCGAGACCGGCGCCGGCAGCCGCGGCGGCGACTTCGAGTCGATCGAGTTCAAGCACGGTCCTTCGCTCAAGTTCATGACTGGCGGCGGCGGCGACGAGAAACGCTCGGGCGCCACGACGCGCGTCGCGGTGATCACCGAGACCGACAAGATGGATCAAGCCGGCAAGGGGAGCCGGGAGACCGACCCGATCAGCCAGATCGCCGCCCGGACCGAGGCCTTTTCGGATCAGGCGCGCGTGTTCATGGAATGCACGGTTTCCACGGAAGCCGGCCGCACATGGAAAGAATACTGCGCCGGTACCGCCAGCCGCATCGCCATCCGATGCCCCTCTTGCCGCCAGTATGTTTCGCCCGAACGCAAGCACCTGGTCGGTTGGCAGGATGCCCCGGATGTGATGGCCGCGCGGGAGAGGACGCGGGTTGCTTGCCCGAGCTGCGGAGTGCTCTGGGATGAAGCCGAGCGGCACGCGGCCAACCGTGACGCCGTCCTGCTTCACCGGGGTCAGGAGATTGACGCCGACGGGAAGATCACCGGCGATGCCCCGCGGTCCAACACGCTCGCCTTCCGCTGGAATTGTCTGAACAACCTGACCGTTCACATGGGCTTGGTCGGGCAACAGGAATGGGAAGCGGCGCGCAACCCGGAGGACGCCTCCAAAGACAAGGCGCTCAAGCAGTTCAAATGGGCCATCCCCCAGGCTCCGGATGCGGTCGATGTCGTCGGGCTGCAGGCGAACATCATCACCGCCCGCACGCTTCCCCTGGCCCGCGGCGTGATCCCGGCCGATGCGACGCGCATCACGTTCGGCATCGACGTGGGAATGCGGTTGTGTCATTGGGTTGGAATCGCCTGGCGTCCGAACGCCACGCCCCACGTGTTCGATTACGACCGGCTCGAAGTCGCGTTGGAGATCCAGGCCTTCGAGGTCGCGCTTCTGATTGCCCTCCGCCAGTTTCGCGACGAGGTGGCGTCGCGGGGCTGGTATCGGCAGGGAGAAGAGAACGGCGAGCCCCTGACGCCGTCCCTTGTCCTGGTCGACTCGGGCTGGTCGCAGACCACGGTTCTGACCTTCTGCGCTGAGTCGCCCGGTTACTGCGCCACCAAGGGGTTTGG